AGCGAGTTCAAGATGGGTGTGAATGTTGCCTTCTTGGATGAGATTGCTTCTTTCATTATCTAATTTTAAAAGGTGGGTAATCTTTCGGGGTTACCCACTCTTAACTTAATAAACTCAATACAATGGCTTGTGCTTTAACACAAGGATACACTCTCGATTGCAGAGAAAGTTTAGGCGGTATCAAAGCGGTATGGTTAATCGCTCACGCTAACGTGAGTTCGGTTACTGAAGCTTCTGGTATCGTTTCAGCTATCACAAAAGCAGCGGGAAAAGTATTCTACAAATATGAGTTAGTTAAGAATACAGGTGCTTTGACTGAAACCATTACCGCTTCTGTTGAGAACGGAACTGTGTTTTATGCTCAAGAACTTTCTATCGTTCTTAACAAACTCCAAGCAAATACAAGAAATGAAATCTTGTTACTTGCTAAAAATACATTAATGGCAGTTGTTCAAGATGCTAACGACAAATATTGGTTGTTAGGTCGCTATTCTGGTTTAGATGTAACCGGTGGAACTTCTGCAACAGGAACCGCACAAGGAGACCGTAATGGATATTCTCTGACTTTTACAGGTGGCGAGAAAGAACTTGCTCCCGAAGTAAATAGCGGAATTATCGCAGGTCTCGTGTCATAAGGCTTTCGTGGTTCGTTATAGGTAGGTAGATTAGCCATCCCTTCGGGGGTGGCTTTTTCTTTGTTGTAAAATTCCATAATTTATCTATTTAGTAGTATGATATATTTAACGAAAGGTGCTACGAGTCAAATTATCCTTACTTTAAAGGAGAAACAGACACTTTCAGCCCCTAATTATTTATTTTATTTTAAAGGTCGAGGTTCTAATAAAGAAGTAAAATTTGTTGTTTTAAACAATCAAGATACATCTTCTTTTAAAGATAGATTTAATCAATTTTCGTTGGTTACAAACACATATTTTGCTAATTATCAAGATAGTGAATGGGATTACAAAATTTATGAACAAACTTCAACTTCAAATACTAACCCTGCTTTAGCTACGGGATTATTAGAAATAGGCATAATGAGATTAGATACTTTAAATGGAGTTATGCAAGTGAATGTTTATGGAGAAGATTACAATGCTGATGCTGATTTACTTTTAGTAGATGGGGAAGATTTTAATGGGTATTTAGCAAATAATCCTAATAATGAATTTATAGTACCAGAACAACCAAATAATGATTTTATTGCTAATAACCCAAACAATGAATTTATAGTATTATGATGGATAATTTAGTTATATTAACATTTGCCGAAGCAAAGCAACCCGAATACAAAGAGAAAAAGGGTGTAGGGTATATTGAGTTCGGAGACAAGAACGATTACCCGAATTATTTATTAAGCCTTTATAATAAAAGTGCCAAACACAATGCTATTGTAAAAGGTAAGGTAAATTACATTACGGGTAATGGTTGGGCATCAAAAGAAGATGATGTTAAAGCGGAAGAGTTTATAAATAAGATAAACCCTTACGAATCATTGACAGATTTAACCCGTAAAGTTTCAATTGACATAGAGGTTTTCGGGGGTGCTTATTTGGAGATTATTTGGAGTAAGATAGGCGGTCAAATTGCTTCTATAAGTCATATCGACTACACAAAAGTTCGTTCTAATAAAGACAATACTCAATATTGGATTAAAGATTGGAACGATAGAAAAGCCGAGGCAGAGGTTGTTTTAGGGTACAATAAAGATTTAAGAGAAGGCAAACAAATTCTTTACATTAAGGAATACAGACCGGGTTTAGATACTTATGCTTTGCCCGGTTACATTGGTGCTTTGAATTATATTGAAAGTGATGTTGAGGTTTCCAAGCACGTCTTGGGTAATGCACAAACAGGGTTTTCTGCAAGTAAACTAATTACTTTACCAAACGGAGAACCGACTCCAGATGAAAAGAGAAACATTGAAAGAAGGTTTACCGAAAGATTTAGTGGTTCCGATGGTAAGAAGTTTATTCTTTCTTTCGTTCAAGATATCGCAAAGAAACCTGCGGTAGATGATTTAGGAGCGAGTGATTTAACAAAAGAAGATTTCGGAAGGGTAGATACGATGATTCAACAGAATATTTTTGCAGGGCATCAGATAACTACTCCTTCTTTGTTTGGTATTTTGGTTGAGGGTTCTTTGGGTACTCGTTCCGAAATTAGAGATGGGTATGAGGTTTTCAAGAATACTTATGTAAACGATAAGCAACAATATTTAGAAAGTATTTTTAATTCGTTGGCTGAAATTAATGGAGTTACTTCTGAACTTTATATTAAGCCGGTAGAACCGATAAACTTTGAATTTAGCGAAAGTGTTATTTCTCAATTTGCTCCGAAAGAGTGGATACTTGAAAAGATAGGGGTGGATATGACTAAATATCAAACTCCTGTTGAACCTACTCAACAAGGTTTAATCAATGAGCATTTAAAAGGAATGAAGGGGAGAGAATGGCAGAACTTCCAACGAATCATTCGAGAATACAATAAAGGAAAGATAAGCCGTAACCAAGCTATTCAAATGTTAAAGAGTGGTTATGGGTTGGATGATGAAGCTATTAACACTTGGTTAGGGGATGAAACTTACGAGCAAAGATTCGATGATATTGATTCAACGATAGAGTTATTTAGTCAATTTGGAGAAGCGGAAGAAGGGTTTAATGTAGTGGCTCGTAAGAAGGTGTTTGTAGGCGATTTAGAGGCTCAAGAATTGGCTTTTAGAGATGAGGTAATAGATGATACTATCGATAAGAAAATCCTTGATACAATCGCAAAAAACAAGCGAATACCACCTGCGGATATTGCCAAGGCTTTGGATATTGAAGAGGATGATGTAAGAAGCCGAATTGCTAAAATGGTGGCTTTGGAGATTTTAGAGTATGATGTAGATACTCAAATCAGTAAATTATTAAAGCCTTTAAATGAGGTTTTAAAGAAGCCTTTAAAGACAAGTTTTTTAGTTCGTTATGAGTATTCTTGGGATTATTTAAGAACTACCTCAAAGGACAGAAATATAAATACTTCAAGACCTTTTTGTCAAAGGTTAATGAGTTTGAAAAAACTTTATACGAGAGGGGAGATAGAACAAATTAGTGCAAGATTAGGATATGATGTGTTTGCTCGTGCCGGTGGTTGGTGGACTCTACCAGATACGAACATTCACTCCCCTAAATGCAGACATACTTGGAATGCAGTTGTAGTTGTTAAAAAGTAAGAAATGAGCAGAAATATTTTATTTATATCGGTTAATACGATTAAAGAAAGAACAGGACTTCACAATAATGTGGATGAGAAGTTAATTAACCCCGAAATCTTAACCGCTCAAGATATGTATATCCTTCCTGCACTCGGAACGGCTTTATACAATCGGTTACAAGATGGCATTCAAAATAGCGATTTAACAAATACGGAATCGGCTTTAATTGATACATACATAGTTCCGACACTTGTTTATTATGTAATGAGTGAACTTCCTATGGGGTTGAGTTATCAATTTTACAATAAAGGAATGGTTCGTAAGTCGGGAGAAGGTCAAGAAAACCCATCGGCTGCGGAGATTATAGATGTAGCGGATAGATACAGAGCGAGAGCGGAGTTTTACAAACAAAGATTAGTAAAGTATTTAATTGATAGGAGTGGCTTTAATACTTTCCCAGAGTACAACAATCCGGGTTCCACTTACGATACGATGGTTCCCGAAAGACAAGCCTATACTACTTCTATTTGGTTGGATGATTACGATTGTTGCAGAGGTAAAAGTTTTGAAGAAAAATATCAAGGTAATATAAATCGTTGTTGTGGCGAATAAAACCTACTCTTTAAAAAATCAAAAAAAGCTACGGCTTTACTTACAAAAACAAGAAAATGGCACTAACTCTCAATCAGATAGTAGCACAGATAACAAGCCTCGGAAATGCACACAAGCAGATAAAAAGCGTTTACTTCGGTGATTTGTCTGATTATCTATCAAGGGGAACGGAGAATATTTATCCTTCGTTATTCTTTGATTTAACAGGTGGTAGTGTGGGAGAAAGGAATGTTACTTTAAATTTCTCTTTATATTTCTTTGATAGGATGCTACCAGAGGACACTAATGAGACCGAGGTGTTAAGTGACCAATTAGAAATCTGTCAAGATATCATTGCTCAATTAAGATACAATAATTTTGATTTTGATGAAGGTTTAAGTGCTACTTTGACTTTCTTCACAGAGGACACTCCCGATTTACTTGCAGGAGTTAGAGCGGATATTTCTATCGACCTTCCTTATACTGCAGATAGATGTCAAGTTCCGAGTACATACCAATTTTAAAAAATTTCTATTTAATAAAAAGCAGATAAATGGCGAATAAAAAAATAAACGAATTATCGAGTAGGACACCGGCTTTAAGTGATTTAATGATAGTTGGTGACCCTTCTTCGGGTTATTCCTATAAAGCAACTGTAACGGCTTTAGCCACAATCATTGAAACGGATATCTCCGATGCTTTTGTTACTCTTTCCACTACTCAAACTATAAGCGGAGCAAAGACGTTTTCGAATGTTATTACGGCTACGAGTGTGGCAAATACTCCTACCGACCCCGATAAATTTTTGACTTTAAACGCAAGTAATCAAGTTACTTATAGAACCGGTGCGGAAGTTTTAAGTGATATTGGCGGTCAAGGTGCTTTAACTTTAACTACAACCGGAACGAGTGGAGCAGCGACTTTAGTAGGTAATACTTTAAATATTCCTCAATATACCGACCAATATACCGGAACTGTAACGAGTGTGGCAGCGAGTGCCGGTACGGGTATTTCAATAAGCGGTTCTCCAATTACTACGAGTGGAACTTTAACGATTACAAATACCGCTCCCGACCAAGTAGTAGCTTTAACCGGTGGAACGGGAATCTCAATAAGTGGAACGTATCCGAATTTTACAATTACGAATTCTTCTCCTTCAAGTGGTGGTACTGTAACTTCCGTTGCGATGACTGTACCTACCGGATTGACTGTTTCGGGAACTCCTATTACTTCAAGTGGAACATTAGCGGTAAGTTTACAAACCGGATATTCTATCCCTACTACGGCTTCTCAAACGAATTGGGATTCGGCTTATAATGACAAAATCAATAGTGCTTCGGTAACTGGAACAACTACAAAAACTTTGACTTTAACGCAACAAGATGGTGGAACTGTAACCGCTTCTTGGAGTGATTTAGATTCCGGAACTATTACCGGTTCAGGTACTACCAACTACATACCCAAGTTTACAAGTTCAAGTGCAATAGGAAATAGTGTAGTTTATGATGATGGAACAAATATTGGAATTGGAACTGCAAGCCCATTAGTTAAATTACACGTTGATGGAACTGGAACGCAATATATTAGAGTATCAAGTAGTAACAATTCAACATTTCAACAAATTGGTGCAACAAGTGGAGGAACATTTGTAGAATACAAAACACTTTATAGATTTGTTGATACGGATTTAGGTGAGCAAATGCGTCTTACCTCTACTGGCTTGGGAATAGGTACTTCAAGTCCAGTATCTAAATTGCACGTTGTAGGAGAGGCAAGGGTTTACACTGGTTCTTCATTAGGATATTGGGGAGTTGATGCTGGTAATAGTTATGTATATTTTGGAACAAATACTTCCAATTATAGTTTGAGTTTTCAAACAAGTGGTGCAGAGAAGATGCGTTTAGATGCCTCTGGTAATTTAGGTTTAGGAGTAACACCAAGTGCGTGGATTTCAACTGCAAAGGCTTTTCAACTTAATAATACCGCATCTTTATTTGCACCTTCAAGTGAAGCTATTTTAGCAAACAATTGTTATGTTAATAGTGCGGATAATAACATTTATATTACTTCAAACTATTCAACACAATATAGACAAGTAAATGGTCAACACATTTGGTATCAAGCCCCCTCAGGCACAGCAGGTAATGCCATATCCTTTACACAAGCTATGACCTTGGATGCTTCGGGAAGACTTGGTATAGGTACTACTTCCCCCCAACAAAAATTATCAGTAGTTGGTTCAGGGATATTTGGCTCTGATAAAACAGGAGGCTCTTCATATCTTACATTAACTTTAGCAGGAGGTGTTTCAGATACAAGGGAAATAGGGTATGTGTATAATGCAGCTGCAAGCCGTGAAGTAGGTTCTAAAATATCATTTGTTGGTGATGGTAATTCGGGGGGAAATCAAGGGGGATATATGACTTTCTCAACTTCGACAGCAGGAGATGCAAGTATTTCCGAGCGTATGCGTATAACAAGTGGGGGA